CCGATCTCTTGCAGATATCTATTTGGATTAAAATCGTTATTATCCACATATCTAATATCTTGAATATTTGATTGTGCGAATGAATGTATGTTATCTTTGTTAATATTTTTGGTAGGATTTATAACTATCTGAGTTGTTTGATCTGTAGAACTTTTAGGAGCTGTATAAGATTTTTTTAAACTAGGTTGTATTACATATTTAACTTCAAAAGGTTCTTTTAAAGGTGTTTCTATTTTATATGTTGCAGTTGGCCTTACAGAAGCTTTCAATAAAGAATTTTTAACTTCTTTTGTATTTTCTGCTGTACCACAACTCATCATTTTCTTTGAAAAATCTACAAACCCAGGTTTTGTAAAAGCTGTTGTCCAAATTCTTGGGAGACGAGATAACGGCAACAAATCAGCCTGAGTAACAACTGGAGGTCTAAATGCACCATCTCTCATAACTCTATAAGGTAAATATGCTTGAGTTCTACCTCCAGCTAACATATTATTAGAACCAGGTATATTTGAACTGCCATATACAGCCCCAGAATTTTGACCTCCATTATTTCCAACATTATCATATGAAATAGAAACCATAGGATTTACACCTCTAGCATAAACATTGATTCCTTCGCATACTCTATTTCCACTATCATCTACCATAGCAGTAATATCAGATGTTTGACCAACCTTATCAATTCTTCTTGTATGAATTGATTTAGGAGGGTCTCTTAAAATATTCATACTTCCTCCCCAACCTTCAGCGGAAGGTAATGTGACTTTACCATAATTTGTTAAACCACTATAACTAAAACTCATTTTAATATTTATTATAATGTATATAAATTAAAATTTTAATTTATATAAAAAAATATTTTATAATTTAAGACTTAAAACTTTTGTAGAATCATCATTATATTTTATCTGACTAAAACTAGTTTCGAAATAACATTTAATATTTTTTAAATTTTCTAAGGCAATATTATTGTAGTATTTGGCTTGTTCTTCGTGATATCTTGCTTTTTCTAAATATATTATCGCGTCTTTTAACTTTTCAAATTTATCATTTGATTCTTCTTTAAAAATGTAAGATGATTTAATATAGTTAAACTTATTTATGATATCAGTCTGATTATCTGTTAAAGTTGATATATAAGGCTTAATTACATTTCTATCATTTTCGTAGGATAACTTAACATATCCTATTAAAATATATATCTTATTATCTAGGCTATTTAGATTATCGAATAATTCCTCATATTTTTCATGATATATATGAAGAGCATATTCTTTAAATACAATAAAAACTTTAAACTCATTTTCATCTTTAATTATGTCTTTTATAAAAGAATTTAAATAAAACTCTTTTTCGAGGTTATTTACAAAATAATATTTTAAGAATAAATTAAGCGTATTATAAAAAGGATTTGTTTCAACTATATTTTTTCCGGTACCAAGATAATCTACTTTTGTAATACTCATTTTGATTTTTAAATTTGAACTTGAATTTAAAAATCAATTTTAATTTTATCGAAATTAATATATATGTTGTGAAACACATTTATGAAAAAACAGATCCAAAATAACACTATAGCAAGTTGAGTTAATTTAAGTTCTGTATCAGTTAATAAGATACATCTTTTATTATCTGTATTTGAGCTTTGAAATGAAAATTTAGTCAGAAATAAAATACCTAAGATAGATAAAATATTTACAACCAACGTTACTAATATTAAAATAAAATTAAAAGAATTTTCCATTTATATTTTAAGAAAATAAAATAAATTAAATAAATAAATGAGCGATAAATTTAAATTAGGACAATATAAAATATGTGTTGAAAAGTCTCTTAATAAAAGTCATTCACATTCTTCACACTTAAATAATTTAAGAGATGCAAGTACGTCCGAAGACCACTATCATAAACTAAGAGCAGCATTTTTAAATGGATTTAACTGGGATTCAAATTCCACTATAACTATAGGGTTTATGGGAGATGGTTCAAATGTACCAAGAAAAACATATGATGAAATAATAAATGATACTAGTAGTACATCTAATAATGTACATAGAATTGACCCTTTACAAAAAAAAGTCGATTCTATTAGTGTTATTGAAGGTATAAAAGAAATAGTAAGAGAAAGAATACAACCTATAGTTAATTTAAAATTTGTATTTTTGGATGACTATACAAATGCTAATATTAGAATCTCTTTTAATGTAGACGATGGAGCATGGTCTTTAATAGGAAAACAATCTTTAGATGCTGAAAATAATGGTAAAGCGACAATGAATTTAGGATGGTTCGATGTAGCAACTACTTTACACGAATTTGGACATATGCTTGGATTAATACACGAACACCAAAATTCACGAGATAATCCAATTAGTTGGAATAAAAATGCTGTTTATACATGGGCAAGAAGCACCCAAAATTGGGATCAAGAAACAACTATGCAAAATATTTTACAAAATTATCCTGTAAATCAAATAAATGGTTCAGTTTTTGATCCTCTATCTATAATGTTATATTTTTTTCCAGCTAGTCTAACTACAAACAATAAAGGTACTAGACAAAATTTACGTTTTTCGGGATATGATGTTAAATATATAGCCGAAAAATACCCTGGAGGGCAATTATCACCAGAAGATTTTTATTTACAGGTATATAATCAAACTCTACAAGAGAGTATAAATGAATCTAATAAATATTTAGCATATAGTACTATGTCAAACTTAAAGTTATATATATTTTTAACAATTATAATTTTAGGTAGTATAATCGCTTTGTATTTATATTTTAAAAAAGAAGACACTACTATAGTGGAACTTTAATAGGTCTGATTATATTTAACTCCTTATTCTCGGCGTACCCGTAACTATTATCTTTATATTTGATTATATAAGAGCTAGGCTCATTATTAATATAATATATACGTATTATAACCCCTTCTTTTTTCAAGGTGTTATTTAAAACACAATTACCGATACTAAATGTAGTTTGTGATGAGACCATGTTTATTAGTCAAAAATAATTTCTTTAAATAGGTTATTTTTATTTTACACTTAATAATAAGTTTAAAATAATTTTTAAATTTCAAATGCTTTTACAGAATAATTTATATGGGTAGGTTGTGCTGTATATTCAGCACCTGGAAGTATCCGACTAAACAAGTTATCTTTTATAATCTTATATTTTTCTTTATATGTTAGTGTGTGATATAATATGTTATTACTATCAGAAATAATATCATATCCATCCCAATCTTTATAGTCGAAAGATTTAAACATTTTAAGAAAATTATTGACAGCACACTTATAGGCTTCTTCTTCATCCATAAATACATTTATAACATCACCTGAACTATCAGCTCTTTTACAATCATCATAATGTTCGTAATAATAGACTATAAAGATAATCATTTACATTTTAACTAGAAATGTAAAATTAAAATTCATTTTTTTTATTTTAGTAAATAAAATGTACTTATTTATTTTTATGACTTTAGTATCCTTACTATACACTATTTTATACTATTATGGAATAACAAGATATTTATACCTACATATTAAAGGTACAAACTCTTACTTACAAAATTATAAAAATTTAGATAGAGCTTATGACGATAAAAACGTAATTATATCATTATCAGTTCAGCCTGATAAAATAAATAAAATAAGACCCATGATAAACTCAATTTTAGACCAAACAGTCAGAGTAAATCAAATAGTTTTAAATATACCAAATAATAAAAATTATAATGTTCCTCCCGAGTATAAAGATATTTTTACAATATTTAAATGCGGTAAAGACTATGGAGAATGTAATAAATTTATACCTACTCTATTAAGAGAAGAAAATAAAAACACAATAATTATACTTTTAGATGAAAAATACGTATTCGGAAAAGATTATATAGAAACATTGATTGAAGAGTACAAAAAAGACAAATGTAGCATAGAAAGTAAAGGCGGTATTCTTATTATTCCAGAATTTTTTGATATGAGTATATATAATAGAAAAAACAAAGTATTAAACAATGATTGGATAAAAAGCTGTATGAAGGTTCAAAAAAAATATATTTTTATACCTGAAACTTACAAAATATTTAACTATTAATTTTTTTAAACTTATTTTAAGTGTAAAAAATATTTATTATTTAGCTTTAAAAATACTATCTAAAAGATTTATTTCAGGAGCTATGGCTTCTAATTGAGCAAATCCTCTATTTGTTTTCGATAATTCATATGATTTTTTAGAGAACACAATAATAACTATAGCAAGTAAAATAAACACTAATCCAGCTATAGTCCCAGCTATGTAATGTCTTTGCGCTGGTTTAAAACATTTTTTATTTTGATTACATTTTTCTTCAAACAATTTACAATCATCGTCCGTTTTACACGTAAAATTACTTGATGTATCAGTAACCATAAATCCAAGCCATATACAAATAAGACCTAATAATATAAATAATCCACCTAATATATATGATGTTGTCATCGATATTGCTGCAGATGCTACTCCAACATCTCTCTGAAAATTTCCGAAATTATTCATAAAGTTATTCATTTATTATATACGTATAATAAAAATAATTTAAAGAATTATAGCATCGCTTTTTACTTTACAATTATTTATATCACCATAAAAAGACTTAAAAATCTTACTTATCTTTGAGTCATATTTATATACATAAGATTTTCCAAATATATTTCTTTTTAGTTCATATTGATTAACAAGACTAACTTGACTTAAATATGCATCTACAACTATTACAGGATCTAACATAGGTAAAATTACAATACCTTGATACTCATGTTTTTTTCCAGAAAGGTCTATTTTAAACTTATCCGGACAAAACTCTTTTAAAGGCGAATTATCTCTGGTTAATAATTCATTTAACGGGTGTGGTAATATCGATGAACTTTTCGGGGGTAATACAGCAAGTAATTGTTGAAAAGGTGTTAAAGGAATACTTGGTTTATAAGTTGGTATTTTAAAACTCGATATGTATTTAGATATAACACTTGCTGATGGTGCATGGTCATAAGGATAATACCATTTCCAACTAATACAACTTTTTTTATAGTAATTTATAACCCAATTTAGACCTTCTAAATAAGAATAACAAACATTTTTTATATCTTTTCCAAAATGAATATTGGTATAATCTTCTCTATATTTTTTTATATCGAGGATAGGTTCACCTTCGACATATACAACACAATTTTCTAATATTTCATCTGGAAAATAAATTCTTCTATTTTTAAGTTTATTTTCTAATATGTTTTTTTCATATTCAGAAATAGAGTTTAAAAAATCTTCTAAAAAAGATTTTGAAAATGTTATTTCTTTTTCATTATCTTGTGTTAAATGACCTTTAAGAGTACCAATATCTCTATATATATTTAAAATAATATCTATTCCACCCTCTAAAATTTCTAAAGATGGTATATGTGATAAAAAATCGTTTCCAATCATAAAACATAGAAAAATAAAATCTCTAACAGCATTTTTAGTATCATAAGTAAAAATTTCTGATTTCCATCTCATCATTTCTCCGAGTTGTAATGACACGAGATTAATATCAACTACAAAATATTTATTTGTTTTGTCATATAAATCATCCCTCAAAACATAAATATGCTCTAACTCCGTTCCTAAAGCCAACATAATTATATCTGCATCTAAACCATGAATAATATAACTTTCATCCTTATTTCCGTGGTTTCTAATATAAGAAATTATTTTGTTTTCTCCTTCGCCTTGAACTTTTTCATTTGAAAAAATAATCTCAATATCTTTCCATAATATATCCTCGGATATTTTCTTTCGAATAAACCAGTCTATATACTTAGATAAATGGTCCATGAACTTAGTTCCTGGAGTAATATTATTGCTATCAAATCCTTTGTCATCTTCTTCTTTATTTATTACAGCTGAAAATCGTCTTCTTCTTTGTTGCACTATTTTTGTATATGGAGCTGGACCATCAATTGCTAAAATTAATTTTTTTGGTCTACATAACAGAGTAAGATTTTCAATATTTTTGCATATATCTTCGAAAACTTTTATTTGTAGCCTATTATTTGGTATAATAGAAGGGATACTTTTATCTTTTGGTTTAAAAGAACCATATTGGTATATTTTTTGAGCTGATGTATGAAAGAGGCCGTTCATGTCTATAAGTAAATTATCTATATTTATATCTAATGTTTCTAGATCTTGTGAAAGACCTAATTTATGTATTGTTCCAGAAAAGTTATTTTTAAACCATCCCCAGAAATTAAAAATTCCCATGATTGTTTTTTGTGATTATATGATTTTAGAAACTTTATGTTTTTAAAATCAATTTTTTTGTTTATATTATCAACAATAAGAATAACAATTTTACAGATACTAAAAATAAGTACATATTATTTTCAAAATTATTTATACCTAAAGATTTTGTAGGTTCAGATGTTTTATTAAAATCTTCTATGTAAGAAAAGTTTCTGGAATAATTACCTGAACAATAATTTGTAATTGTCAAAGAAGATAATTCAGAAAAGTATGTTGAATTTTGTGTCCAGTCTATTCCTGGTCCTGCCCAACTAGACACAGGTCCTTCCCATATACTTAACTTAACTTTACTAGGAGAATTTGGAAATGTTAAAGTATTCTGTATGTCAAGCCTTCTAAGTAAAATATTATTTAACCTCCATTCATAATATGTAGGATACCAAATTATAGTATATGTGTTGAAAGTGTCATATAATATTGTATTTGAAGTGAAAAATTCAGCATTTACATCATATATCATATTACCTTGATAAAAAAAGTTTGTCTCTATCATAGAATTTTTATTTTTATCGTTTTGAATAATATTAAAAACAACCATGTCGCCGTTATCTGCTTCAATATAAAATGCACTAATTACATTAACACCTTTAGCTACTTTTAATACAGCATTAATTTCGCCATATTGAAAATATTCTGTTGTAGATAATCTAGCACCTCCAAAGTTTTCTACTAAATTTAGAGTTAAATAGCCATTAACTTGTTTAATATTATTTAAATTTGACTCAGCTTTCAAATTTTGAAGAATATATGGAATCGAAGAAGTATAATTATACAAGAAACTACAATTTGTAGATGGTGAAGTAGTTGGAATTATTTTTGTTGAACTAGTTGTACTTGTAGATGTAGTAGTATTAGTATGAATTTTTGTTGTACTAGTAGTCGAAGTACATATGCAATCATTTGTACTTGTAGGAATACTTGTTGTTGTTGTTGTTGTTGTTGTAGGAATACTTGTACTTGTACTTGTTGTACTACTTGTACTTGTAGGACTAGTTGTACTTGTAGGACTAGTTGTACTTGTAGGACTAGTTGTAGCTGTAGTTATACTTGTTTCGCAAGTATCTTTTAATACTCCAACATACATATCTAATAGATCCTTTTTAAATGAACTAGATGTCAAATGAAAATCATAATCAGGTTGAGTAACATAATTTTCTAAATCTTCCCCGATAGTCTTTTTAAGAGTAGTTGATCCACCTGGATGATTATATCCCGTAATATCATATACTTTATCTTGATAAAAAAATAACTTATCGCTATTTATAACTTCAACTTTTACGAAACATTTTTCAGCAAATCCTACACTTGATAAAGTAAAAAATAATAATAACTTTTTAAACATCTTTTTAAGTATAAATATTATTTGCTTAAATCTATTTTTAAGTATATCCTAGAGAAATTCTAATTTAAAGAAATAAAAATGAAATTTATTTTTATAATAATACAAGCTTATTAGTTATGAATATATTTTTTTTACATATAGACCCTGAAACATGTGCACAAATGCACGTTGATAAACATGTTGTTAAAATGATACTTGAAAGTGTTCAATTATTATGTTCGGCTCATCATATTTTTCCAAGTGGTAAAAATTTGAAATTAATGAAGTTAACACATAAAAATCATCCTTCCGCAATATGGACAAGAGAAAGTTTATCTAACTATAATTGGCTGGTAGAACTTACAAAAGAGTTATGTAAAGAATATACTTATAGATACGGCAAGATTCATAAATGTGAAAAAGAATATTTAAAAATCTTAACTGAAAATAAACCGAATATTCCAAATTTAGATTTTACACCTCCTAAACAAGCTATGCCTGAAACTTATAAAATAGAAACAGGTAATATAGATGATGCTATTGAAGCGTATAGACAATACTATTTTTACGAAAAAAATCACATGTTTAGCTGGAAAAAAAGAAACATACCAACATGGATAAAAGAAACTCAAGACTTATTTGAATTCGAATAATTTTATACTATAATTTAGTATAAAATTAACTTTTTTTCTGAAACTCTATAATATCAGTCTCTATTTGTTCAATACATCTATGAACTTCTTTTAAGTACGTAGAAATAATTTTTTCTGGAACACTATTAAATACTCTGTTTTTAGCTTCATTAGTATCTTTATCTCTCACGGGAGCTTCTAATTTTAATATCCAATCAAAAGTATTATTTACAAGCTTAATGATAGATTCTTGATTAAAAACATCATTTTCTATCATTTGCTTAAATAAATCAACATCAAAATCAAGCTCTAGTTGTTTATAAGTTTTTCCATTCTTATTAGGTAGAAATGATAACAATTTTATTTTTATTTCTTCATATAGTCTTGTTATCCAATCGTAATCGGGTGTTTTACTATTTATATTATCATCTATAAGATTAAAAAAAGCATTTCTCATTTCTGTTTGAATTTGTTCTTCTATAGTAGTCATAGTTAATATCAAGATATCTATTTTTTAAATTCAAATTTTAATTTATCTATTATAATAAAGATGTTATCGTTAATAAGATTTTTTAACATAATAATGGTAATAGTTATAGGATTGTTAATGGTGAAAATAATTAGAAACTCTAAAAATACTTTATATAAACCATTTGACAATATATGGACAGAAAACAACTATAATGAAACAAAAGATTTAGTAAGTTATGTAGAAAAATTCTTATCTAATTTAAATATAGTTTTCTTTCTTATAAATAGTACATTATTAGGTTTAGTAAGACATAAAGGATTTATACCATGGAATGACGAGATAACTATAGCAATAAATAAAAAATATTTTCCTATATTAATAAACGAAAAACAAACTTTAATCGAGAACGGATACGATATTTATTTTGATAAATTATCCTCCTCGATTAAAATATTTTACAAAAATAAATCTAAAATAAAAAATAAAAACTGGTCATGGCCTTATATACAAATATTTGGATATACCGAAAATGATAGCGAAAATACACTTATTATAAACCAAGATGATTTCAAGGTTGTGTTCGATAAAAATGATATATTTCCTTTAAAAACAAACCTATTTGAAAATATACCATTAAGTATTCCAAATAATTCAGATGCAGTACTTAATAAAATATACGAGAAAGATTGGGAAAATATGTGTTATTCATCCTCATATAATCACATTGACAATCATGATATCAAAAAAAAATACAAAATAAAATGTGATTATATAATGCAAAAGGATATTTTCAAAGATATATTTAATAATGTATGGGTAATAAACTTGAAAAGACGCCCAGATAGATTAGAAACAACTATGAATAGATTAAAAAATATAGACATAACTCCTAAAGTTTATGAAGCATTAGATGCTAAATCCACCTATATAATTGAACTATTTAATAATGTAAAAAATCCAGGTATAAATATAGCTGAGTTTGCATGTTATTTATCACATAAAACATTATGGACATATATTTATTCTTTAAATATACCATACGCAATAATATTTGAAGACGATATTATAATGGATAATTCTGTTACAAAACAAGATATTATAAAACGTATGGATGAAAGTAAAGGATTTAATATTTTATTCCTGGGACATTGCTATTCAAATATGGGTATTTTTAAAGACCCTGTGACTTTAGTAGGTACAGGATTATGTTTAAATGCATATGTAATATCAAGATTGGCCATAGAAAATTTGCTAAAAATTAAAGATGACTATAGATACCCTATAGATAAAATTACAGAAAAATTTTGCAAAAATGAGTTGTGTTACTTATCAAACACTACGAATTTCAATGATTATGGAGGAGGAATAATTAAACAAGAAAATCATTTTACAAATAGTAACATAAGATAAAAACTTAAAAATATTTTTTTTAAATTTACTAATATTTAAAAAAATAAAAATTATAAAAAAACAAATTCAAAATGGAAAATTTAGATTCTGGTAAAACTGTTATATTTGCAACACCAATTTCAGGTTACAATAATCATTTAGTTAGAACAGGTAATATTCAAGAAGATAAGTCACTAGTACATGCAATATTAACAGCATATTCAAAAGATTATTTCTTAATGGATAAGAAAACTAAAAAAGACTATTATACAAAATTCATTGAAAATATAGTTGATATTAAATCTTACGAAGAAAAAAATGAAAATTACACTAGATATAAAGAACAAATAATTAAATTCGTAGAATTTATGTATGCAGATAATCAAGACGAATTAAAGACTAAAAATTTTAAAAATATTTTGAAACAAATAAGTAATAATCCTGTTTACGACTTGATACCAGAAATAATTTTAAAAGAAGATATGTTAGATATTTTAAAGCCAAGCTCAGAGGTCGGTTTTTCTAAATATAAAGATGAAGTAAAACATAGTGTTAAAAATTATTTAGATTCAGTTGATGTCTTAAATCAAGTTGACGATAATAAAAAAGTTGAACTTATAAAAAAAAATATCAAGCATATTATAAGTATAATTATTGATGATATTAAAACATATGAATACAATAGTTTCAAGAATAATATATTATCACAAAATGATTTTAAACTTATAAATACTATCATGGATAAAATAAAAACAAATATTTATGTAATAGACTCTACCAACAAACTACCTAGTAATTTTAATAAATTAGAAAATAACAAAAATTCCAAGTCAATAATACTTATAAAGTTAGATAATACCTATGAAACTATTGGATTACTTCTACCAAAAAATAAAATTCAAAGAGAATTTGATAGTGATAATTTTTTAGTACAAAGAATTAATACTTTTTTATTTGAACCAAGTAAAATAGTATCAACTTATCCTGATTTACTTCAATATTTAGAACCGAATTCTAAACCTTTGAAAAATAAAAAAAATATTTTAACTGAGAGTGATAGCGATAGTGAAAGCGAAAATGAAAATAGCGATACTGATATTTAAAAAATAAAAAAATATAAAATATTTTATAATATAAATTAAAATGGAACCAATCAAAAAAGAATATATATTTGCATTTTACGGATTATTAACTATCGCACTATCAGCTTTAGGTTATTTTATTTCATCAAGTAATAGGATTGAATATGGAATATCGGGGGCATTATTAGGAATTTTAATATCAATTATATTGTGGATTAAAGTAGGTAGACGTGTTTCTTATTAAATTTTTTAATTTTAAAATAAACTTAAAAAATAAACTTAAGGAGATTTCTGCTTTCTTTTTTTAACACTTTTTGTATCTTTATCAAGTGCGCTTAAATAATAAGAACTATAACTCGATTTTTTAGAATATTTTTCCCATATATCATTTGGGACATCATTTTTAGATATTGTACTTCTTACTATATCAATTTTTTTTAAAGAATAAGAATCTGATTTAAGAACATCTTTTTCTTTTTGACACATAATTTTTTCTGCTACCTTTTTATATTTTTCACATTTTTGCTCTAAAAGGGTTATTTCTTGCTTAGTTTTGTACCAGTTACTTAATAGGTCATCTATATCAATATCCATTTTATATTTAAATAAATTTAAATTTTAAATAAATTTAAATAATATAAATAATGACAAAGCTAACATTATCTCAGTTAAAAGAGAAAATTGCTAGGAATCCTTTAAATACAAAAGTTAAATCCGATATTGATATTAAAGAAAAAATATTTTGTGATTATGAAATTGCTAACTATCAAAATTTACCTGATGAGTTTAGTGGTAAAGAAGTATGGAAAGGATTATTAACACCTGTTTATGACCAAAAGAGTTGTGGTTCTTGCTGGGCATTTGCTTCGGTAGGTGTTTTAGCCGACAAAATTAATATTCATACTCAGGGTAAAATGTATGTAGAACTATCTCCAACACCATTACTTATTTGTTCTTCCAATTTTGAAAATTTAGATATAAGCAAAATTGTCGAAGATGTTACAATTACAGACCAATCACGAAGTGTTAAAACATTTGAAGAAACAATTAAAAGTATAAATACTTCAAGTTGTTATGGTAATACTATATATAATGCATGTTTATTCTTATACATATATGGTACGTTTGAAACCACTTGTGTTCCTTATGACAAAAGTTTGGGTCAACTAAATGAGTTTAATAAAATATCTGACTTTTCTGTTCCAACCAATTTACCTTTTTGTACTTATGTCACAGGTCCTTTATACGATATGTGCTCCGATTATTTTATATCTAGTAAAACGGGCGTTGAAAATGGTACTCCAGCAAAAGCATTTAGAATTTATGATATACATAACATAACAGGTATGAAAAGCGACGGAGAAAGAAAAATAAGAAATCAAATATATAAATGGGGTCCTGTAATTGCAGCTATGGTAATATACGAAGATTTTTATACCTTTGACCCAAAGACAGAAATATATGAATGGAATGGAGTCGGAGAACAAGTTGGAGGTCATGCGGTTGAAATTACTGGATGGGGAATACAAAATGGAAAACCTTATTGGGAAATAAAAAATACATGGGGGCCAGAATGGGGAATTGACGGATATTTTAGAATGATTAGAGGTAAAAATAATTGTGATATAGAATATAATGTATTTGATGTTATCCCTGACCTTTTCTATCCTTACAAAGAACAAATATTCAACTTTAAATCATGTATCTCAGAAGAATTTAAAAATATAAGAAAAATAATTGATTTAAATATAAATGCTTCAGCCGGAGGTATAGATCCTGAAACCGGATATTCTAGAAGAGCAATGAACGTCTTTAATAATTTTGATTTTACAAACAAAAATAAAATAGATCCAGCAATATTTAACGAAAATTTTATAGCTGGAAAAATAAGTCTACCGAAAAAATCTTCTTTTAAAATAAAAAAATCTTACTATATTGTGTTTTTTATAGTTTTAACTATAATTATAACTTTTATTTTTCTTATCAAATTTTAAATTGTATTATCAGTTTAAAATTAAAAATAGTTTTTAAATATTTAAAACAGGTGTTATTTTTCTTTTCTCTTTCTCTTTTATGTAAAATTTGTAATGCATATTTAATATTACAAGTAAATATTCCAAAATAAGTATTATATACAAAGATACTTTGATAAAAAGAGATTCTATACCTGCACAATCTCTCAATATTATAATACTACCTAACACTATCATTAGAAAATTAAAAATTTGAAACAATATTAAAACTATATCTAAGAAATAGTAGATTATATACTTATTTGTGGGTAACAACATAATGTGTAAAAAAATAAGAAATGAAAGGTCAAATGTGCTTTTAACAAAAAGCCAATCATTTAAAGGTAATATATAGTTATAACATGATTCATCACTATTATAACATATACCTATATATATTTCATAAATTGGTAGTATAATCATAGTACTATAAGAAATAAAAAATACGAAATCGTATAAACTCATATAACATGGGTATTTTTCATAGTAGTAATAATATGTATTTTTATCTTCAATCACACTCATTATATTTATAAATATAAATTTCTAAATATAAAATCATTTTTTTATTTTTTCTTCAAAAAGTTTACCAGATTCGTCATTTATAGTTTCTTGTAATAGTTAATCTAATTTAATATAATAATCATGTACCTCAAGAGGGTTTTGCGGAGATCTCCGCAAAACCTTTTTTATTTTCAGCTTGTTGGTGAAAAATAGTTTTAACCTGATTATCACCTTCTAAAGCTGCTCCGCCGATCGGTGGAGCGAGTTTTCAACCTTGTAATCGATTTCTTTAGTAAAAAATTTTTCTAATAATCATCTCTTCGCAGGATCTTTTCTTGTAAATCCCACACATTTCCATACATTATCAAAATCAATAACAAAATTATTTCTTTAAATCACAATTTTAAAATGTGTAATTTTTTGCAAAAAATATTTATTGTAACTTCTTTCGGATTTTTTATAAAATAATATTTTATAAAAAATTAATTTAAGCTGTTTCCGCCTTAGTAAAATGAGGCTTCAAAAACTTTTGAAGAGAATAATATCTTAGTGGTTCAGCCTCCTTCTTGGCATCATACTTAATAAGCTTGGATAGCTTGGCATCTTGGATGATTTGT